TTTAGAAATATATCAAAAGGTCAAGGGTTTCAAATGGGAAAAAAACTTAAAACTATTGATCAAATTAATCAAGAACGAACAAGGAGTCCAAGAGAAGTAAGTAGAACAAGGAGTCCAAGAGAATTAGGTAGAACAAATAGAGCAGGTGGTGGATTAATGGAAGCAACTGCAAGATTAAAAAAACAAGGTTTAAAAAATGGTGGAGTCGCTAGAGGTTGTGGCGCTATCATGAGTGATAGAAGAAAGAAAACAAAGATAGTTTAAAATGGCCGGTTTAAAAACATGGTTCGATCAAAAATGGGTAGATATTGGGAGCAAGCGAAAGGATGGTTCTTTCGCAAAGTGCGGTCGTTCAAAACAAAAAAAGGACGCGAAGAGAAAGTATCCAAAATGCGTTCCACTTGCCAAAGCCACACGGATGACCGACTCACAAAGGGCGAGTGCTGTCAGACGAAAAAGAGCAGCTGGTAATACAGGACCAAAACCAACTAACGTAAAAACATTTGCTAAAAGAAAAAAAATGGGCTTTGGAGGTATGGTATGAGACGACAAGATAAAATGCCTGCCAGAAATAAAAAGAACTTCAGATCTACAAAATCTGGAGCGGGCATGACACAAGCTGGGGTCAAAGCCTACAGAAGATTAAACCCTGGCTCTAAGTTAAAAACAGCCGTGACTGGAAAAGTGAAACCAGGATCAAAAGCTGCTAAACGTAGAAAATCATTCTGCGCAAGATCACTAGGACAAATGAAAAAATTCCCTAAAGCAGCAAAAGATCCTAATTCTAGACTACGTCAGGCTAGAAGAAGATGGAAATGTTAAAAAAAAGTAATAAAATAGCAAAAGACCTTTTTACAAAAAAATACAAACAAAGAATTGTAAAATCTAAAAAAGGAAAAGGTAGTTTTAAAAGGAGGAAGAAATAAAAATGTTAAAAAAGAAAAAAATAATTAAAAAAGTAATTAAAGGTTTGAAAAAAGCATCTAAAACACATGCTGGTCAAGCCAAAGCTTTAAAAGGAGTTATCAGTGCGAAAAAAAAGAGATCCTAAAGTAGGCACTGGTAAAAAACCAAAAGGATCAGGTAGGAGGTTATACACAGATGAAAATCCAAAAGACACTGTCAGAATTAAATTTGCGACTCCGAGTGATGCTCGCAGGACGGTCGCGAAAGTTAAAAAGATTAATAAGACGTTTGCGAGGAAAATTCAAATTCTCACGGTAGGAGAACAAAGAGCAAAAGTGATGGGTAAATCACAAGTAGCCAGCATATTTAAGAAAGGAAAAGAAGCCATTAGAAAAAAAAGAAAGGTAATATAATGCAATTAGAACAAGTAATAACAAGATTATTAAGACATTTAAATAAAAGAATCGACGAGTTATCCCTTGCTGTTACGTCAGGAGGTATTGACAGCATGACAAAATATAACTATATAATAGGACAGATAACAGCCCTAGAGGCAACTAAACAGGAACTCTCTAACCTGCTAGAAGATAAGGAGCAAAATGGAACAGTCATCGACATCAACAATAAAACTACCGAATAAAGAACTGGTAGGAATCAAAAAAGAAAAAGATTTAACCAAACAAGATTCAGAAAAACTACCACAACCAACTGGTTGGAGGTTATTAGTTTTACCTTTTAAAATGAAAGAAAAAACTAAAGGTGGGTTAGTGCTCGCCGAATCAACTTTAGAGAGACAACAAGTTGGATCACAATGTGGATTAGTTTTAAGAATGGGTCCGGATTGCTACAAGGACAAGGAGAGATATCCTGATGGTCCTTGGTGCAAAGAAGGGGAATGGGTAATGTTTGCCCGTTATGCCGGATCAAGAATAAAAATAGAGGGTGGAGAGATACGTCTGCTAAACGACGATGAAGTTTTAGCAACCATCAAGAATCCAGAGGATATCTTGCATGAATTTTAAACATAGAAGGAGAATACTATGCCAAAAGACGAAAAAATGGTTGATCTCGACACTTCAGGTGAAGGCGCCGAAATTAATCTAGAAGAAAAGGAGACAACGAATGAAGAAGTTGTTGAAGACAATAGTAAGTCCAATGACACACCTGCGGAATCTGGTGAGCAGTTGGATGCACAAGAAAACACGAAACAAGAAGAAGTAAACGAAGAATCAAAAAAAGAAGATGATAAACTTGAAGACTATAGTAAAGGTGTTCAGGCAAGGATTGCAAAACTTACACGTAAAATGCGTGAAGCTGAAAGGCAAAGGGATGCAGCCACTGAATATGCAAAATCAGTTGAAGAAAAAAGAAAAGCTTTGGAAACAAGGTTTGAAAAAACTGATGCTGACTATATCAAAAAGTTTGAAACGAGTATTAGCACTGGTTTAGAAGCAGCACAAAAAGAATTAGCTGCTGCTATTGAAGCAGGTGATGCTCAAGCACAAGTTGAAGCTAATAAGAGAATAGCTACACTTGCTTTTGAAAATGCTAAACTAGAACAAAGTAAATCTGCAAGAGAAATGGTTACTAAACCAGCAGATGTTGCAGTTCCAGAACAACCTAGAACTCAAATGCAAGAACCTAGCGATCCTAGAGCTGAAGACTGGGCTTCAAAAAATCCATGGTTTGGTCAAGACCGAGCTATGACTTACACAGCGTTCGAAATTCATAAAGACTTAACGGAAAAAGAAGGTTTTGACCCACAGTCTGATGAATATTATGCAGAAGTGGATAAAAGAATCCGTGTTGACTTTCCGCATAAATTTGCTAAAACAGATGTTAAACAAACGGCCGAACCCGTTCAGACGGTGGCTTCAGCGAAAAGAAGCGTAAAACCTGGTCGCAAAACTGTGAAACTCACATCTTCACAGGTAGCAATCGCTAAAAAATTAGGTGTGCCACTCGAAGAGTACGCAAAACAATTAAAAAACACGGGAGGAGCGTAATATGGAAAAAGAAAATAAAACGTCTCGTGCGAGCCAAACACGGTCAAAATCTGAAAGACCAAAAGTGTGGGTTCCACCTTCATCTCTAGATGCACCCCCTGCACCTGATGGATACAGGTACAGATGGATAAGAGCAGAGAGTGTTGGTTTCCAAGATACCAAGAACATATCTTCAAGATTAAGAGAAGGTTATGAACTTGTAAGATCAGAAGAAATCGAAAATGCATCTGACTATCCAGTTGTCGAAGACGGCAAATACAAGGGGATCGTTGGGGTTGGAGGCCTTCTACTTGCGAAGGTACCAGTAGAGATCGCGAAGCAGAGACAAGAATACATGGCTAGACGCCATAGTGAACGAAGCGAAGCAGTAGAAAACGATCTTATGCGGGAGCAGGATAAGAGGATGCCGATCAATGTTGAGAGGCAATCTCGTGTAACCTTCGGTGGTACAAAGAAATAATTTATTTCGTGGGTTAATCCCTATCATCGAATTAACGTTAACAACATTGGAATAGGAGAAAACTATGGCTAATAGAAACACACAAGGTTTTGGACTTATCCCAGCTGGCACAGTAGGTGGATCACCATCTATTCAAGGTCAAGGGAAATACAAAATCGATGCTGGCCACAGCACAACTATCTACAATGGTGAATGTGTTAAAATCTCTAGCGGTTATGTAGTAGGCGGAAACGGTTCTGCTGCAGATATCGTAGGTGTTTTGAACGGAATATTCTTTAACGCGGCAACAACTTTAAAGCCGACGTTTTCGAACTTCTACAAAGCAACTATCACACCGGCTAATAGTGAAGACACAACAGCCTTTGTAATAGACAACCCTTTCCAGCAATATGTGGTTGCGGCGGATGCAGCAACTGGAGTCACAACGTTTTTAGAAACTTATGACATGAACACATCAGCAGGTAGCGATACCACTGGTAAGTCATCAGCAACTTTAGACATTGCAACGACTTCAGCTAACGGTAAACAATTTAGAATGTTAAGATCAGCAGAGGATCCTGAAAATGAGGATGCTACAGCTGCTTTCCATTCCGTAGTTGTTGTATCGAATCTAAATTCGTTCAACGGTCACAATTAATAGGAGTATATAGACTATGGCAATATCACGATCACAACTAGTCAAAGAACTAGAGCCAGGCCTAAATGCACTATTTGGGCTGGAATATAAAAGGTATGAAAATCAGCATGCTGAAATTTATACTACTGAAAACAGTGACAGAGCTTTTGAAGAAGAAGTTATGTTATCTGGTTTCGGAAACGCACAAGTGAAAGCTGAAGGTGCAGGAGTATCATTTGATGATGCACAAGAAACTTTCACAGCTAGATACACTCACGAGACTGTAGCTCTAGCTTTTGCAATCACAGAAGAAGCTATCGAAGATAATCTCTACGATAGACTTGCTGCTAGATACACAAAAGCTTTAGCAAGATCTATGAGCAACGCTAAACAAGTAAAAGCTGTTGAGCCTTTAATAAATGGACTACCAAGTGGTTCGTTTAAATCAGGCGATGGTGTAACTTTGTTTAACACGTCTCACCCAACTGTAGCGGGTACTTTTAAAAATACTCTATCTACAGCGGCAGATCTTAACGAAACGTCATTAGAGCAGTCAATGATTGACATTTCTCAAATGACCGACGAAAGAGGTCTTCGTGTTGCAGCTAGAGGGGTAAAAATGATTATCCCTAGTGAGCTTCAGTTTACAGCTGAGAGATTAATGAAATCTCAAGGTAGAACTGGAACAGCTGATAATGATATCAACGCAATCGTATCTATGGGTATGGTTCCTCAAGGTTATAGAGTGAACAATTACTTAACTGATACTGATGCGTTCTACATCATTACAGACATTCCAAACGGAATGAAAATGTTCAATAGAGCTCCATTGACAACTGCAATGGAAGGTGATTTCGACACTGGCAACGTAAGATACAAAGCTAGAGAAAGATATTCATTTGGAGTATCAGACCCTAGAGGTATTTTCGCGTCACCAGGTGCGTAATAACTAGATTTAGAGGGGGCGAGAAATCGCCCCCTTTTTTTGTTTAAAAAAAGGTGAAATATGATAAAGGAATTTCAAGTTAGAATATTTGCATACGGTTACCGCACTAAATTTAATATGAAGTGTGAAGATTCCGCTAAAGCTGTTGAAGATGCAATAGTTGACAGATTGGGAAAATCTGATATAAAGTGGGATAAGGATGGATTTTATGATCCAAACAAAAAATGGATTACCTACGAGGAGGTCCTTGATGCAAACACTACAAGAACTATACCAAGAGAAAAAGTCCTTGGAGTTGAATTGGGAGCAGGAGCATCTAAAGGAGGGTAGATATACTCTTAATATGGTTAGGATTGACCATAAAGTAAGAGAATTGATATCCAACATAAAAGCAAAAGAGGCTGATTTAGCCACTTTGCAAAATAAAGTTGATGATGCTGCACCCGAAGTTTCAGTAGCTACTTAATAAAAAGCTACATCGTTGGAAAAATACTCTCCACATTACGCACCCTCTTGCACTCTTTTAAAAAGAGGAGTATAACTTTATTACTATACAATTATTAAAAGATCGTAGACGCGTATAGTCGACGGCCTAGAGACTACGATCTGTAATACTAGGAGGATATAATCATGGCAAGAACAACATTTTCAGGACCAGTCGTTTCCCAAAGAGGATTCGTTGCTGCAGGGCCTGATGAAGTAGTAAACATCACAGCTGAAACTACTTTAACTTTTGCTGCTCATGCAGGTAAAGTTATTAAAGTAAATGACGCTGATGGTGCAATTACACTTCCAACAATTAAAGCAGATAGCAAAGGCGGAACAGCTGGAGACAATGATCCAAATGTAGATAGTCATTTGGGTGCTGTTTACAAATTTTTTGTAGGCACAGATTGTACGGACTGTGATATCAAAACAGACGGAACTGACAAATTTGTTGGTCACGCAACTGTTGTGAACGTAGCAGACGGAACAAATAGTTCATTTGCACCAGCATCATCTAATGATGTTATCAGTATGAACGGTGGAACTACAGGTGGAGACAAAGGTAGTACAATTACTATTACTGCACTTGAAGACAACGTTTATTTAGTAGAAGCTGTGTTGATCGGTACAGGTACTGAAGCAACACCTTTTGCTGATAGTTAATAAATAATTAGTGTGGAGCTTCGGCTCCACACTAGTAATAGGAGAATAATATGAGTTCAGATCAGAAGTTTACAAATATAGCTAGCACAGGACAGGTAAAAACTATTTCTGGTGGATCAGTTAATATAGGTCCATGCAGAGTTACATACATACAAGCTGCAGGAGCAGCTTCATCTGTTGTAGTGTTAAGAGATATTTCATCTGGTAGTTCAGGAGATAAAGTTTTCGAAGCTGATTTTGGTACAGAAGGTTTAGATATCTATGTTCCAGGAAATGGTATTAGATTCGAAAATGGTGTTCATGCAACCATGACAAACACAGGATCTCGTACTATCGGCTATACTGGCTAGGAGATTAAATGGCTAATACTACTTCAGGAACAGCAACGTTCGATAAAACTTTTGCTATTGATGAGATAGTAGAAGAATCTTTTGAACGTATTGGATTACAAAATGTTGCTGGTTATCAATTAAAATCTGCAAGAAGATCACTAAATATTTTATTTCAAGAATGGGGAAATAGAGGTATTCATTATTGGGAAATAGCAGATCTTAATATTGATCTTATTGAAGGTCAGTCTGATTATGATTTTTTTAGATCAAGTGATGATGGCACGAGCGCTGTTTCTACACCAGCGAATGTCTATGGAATATCAGATGTTCTTGAAGCACAATTAAGATCTAATAGAACTCAAACAACACAAGCAGATTCACCCATGACAAAGGTAGATAGATCTACTTATGCAGGTTTTTCAAATAAATTATCAAAAGGAACACCGAATCAATATTGGGTAGAAAGATTTATAGACAAAGTTAGAATACATATTTATCCAACACCAGATTCAACTAATGCATCTAAAGATATGCATATATATTATATTAAAAGAATTCAAGATGTAGGTGACTATACTAATGCAACTGATGTTCCATTTAGATTTGTTCCTTGTATGGTGTCAGGATTAGCATTTTATTTAGCTCAAAAATATAAACCAGAATTAATTCAAGCTATGAAATTATATTATGAAGATGAATTAGCAAGAGCATTAGCGGAGGATGGGTCAGCTTCGAGTACATATATTACTCCTAAAGCATATTACCCAAGTTCATAATATGAACGAAAAAAAATTTATGGAACTTGTAGCAGAACTTAGAGAACAGGGTTTTTCTCAACAAGAAGCAATTGAAGAGGCTAGAAAACAACTTGGAGAAAAAGACATGGCCAAAGGTGGTAGAGTAGATAAACCTTTAGGACCTGGCGGTAAAAAGAAAAAACAAAAGAAAAAGAAAAAAAGTAAAAAATAATGGCAAAATACGCAACAGGTAAATATGCAAAAGCAATATCAGATCGATCTGGTATGGAATTTCCA